TGAGGCTCTATTCCCTGAACGCTATCCCATCGATAAGCTGGAGGAGATGAAGGGTGTCCTTGGTACGCCGTTCTTCTCAGCCCTCTACCAGCAGAAGCCGATTGACGAGACAGCCAAGCTGACAGACGGCCAGTGGCTCAAGATCCTTACGACCCTCCCACCCCAACTGTACACCGAAGCCAAGTGGGGACGTACATGGGATCTCGCTGCCACAGAGGGTGGTGGTGACTATACTGTCGGTACCCGTGCTGCTTACGATAAGTCTAACCTGTCCTTCTACATTGACAACATTGTTCGTGGACAGTTCTCGCCCAAAGAGGCCGAAGATAAGGTACGAGCTACTGCACTTGCCGATGGTACTGGCTGTACCGTCTACATCGAACAGGAGCCTGGAGCCTCAGGTAAAGCCCTTGTAGAGCATTATCAACGGACGGTTCTGCCAGAATTCAAAGTGGAATCAGTCCCCGTCGTGACGAACAAACTAGTTAGGGCCCAACCTTTCATGGCTGCGGCTGAAGCAGGTAAGGTATTCCTCATAGCTGGAGCTTGGAATGAGCCTTTCATCCGTGAATTTGACGCTTTCCCATCTGGTGCGTTTGATGATCAGGTGGATACGGCATCGGCCAGCTACTCCAAACTCTCTGGACGTCTACTATTCTCAGCTTCTTGGGGACGATCCACAAGCAAACCCCCGTCCAAAACGCAAAACGCACTAGAACTACGCAAAGCCCAGTTTAAAATGGCGTCTGAGACTGGCTCAGGACGCTTAAGAGGCGCCACTTTTGGCCGCCGCTAACCCAAATATGCGAGGTTGACATGAACGTACTATCCCCAGTTGCGTCCCTCATGAATCGCGCTATCTTGGCGATGCGTGCAGGTATCTCTTTCGGCGGTAATCGTAATCTGTATGCCACATTTGGCTACAAGAACGTCATTACTGCGCAGGATTATCTGCTGAAATACATCCGCCAAGACATCACACAGCGCATCATCAACTCGCCTGTGGATGCAACTTGGACGGAAGGTCCCACCTTAAATGGCGGATCTACCTTCAATAAGGCTTGGGAAGACCTTGTAGGTAAGTTCCCAGTATATCCTGGTCTCCGGAAGGCAGACATTTTCGCGGGTCTAGGCGCTTTTTCCATCTTGGTCATTGGTACTGATGATGGTCAGCGACTCGACATGCCGGCTTCTAAGAAAGGCACGCGGAAACTGACGTATTTGCAGCCATATTTGGAGGTCTCGGTCGCCATTGACTCCTTCGAGACAGACACTTCCAACCCGAGATTTGGTCTCCCCACTATGTATACTGTGACGCCAGGCAACATCCTTACGTCCAGGACAATCAATACCGTACGTTCTGAAGCCCGTCAGCCCTTCAAGGTCCACTACTCCAGAGTGCTCCACTTGGCGGATAACACCCTGGAAAATCTGACGTTTGGACACTCCAGACTGGAGGCAATCTACAATACCCTGGACGATCTGCTGAAAGTTGCCGGTGGTTCGGCGGAAACCTATTGGATGACTGCCAATCGTGGTATGCATGTTGATGTCGACAAGGAGATGGAGCTCGATGACGACGATGCTGCTGCTCTCTCCGACGAGTTGGATGAATACCAGCATCAAATCCGTCGTGTGATCCGTACTAGAGGCGTTAAGGTCACGTCTTTGGGCTCAGATGTTGCGGATCCACGCAGTACCTTTGACGTTCTCATCTCCCTTTTGGCCGCCCAAAGTGGTATTCCACAGCGTGTTATGCTCGGTGCTGAAGCTGGACAGCTAGCCTCTCAGCAAGATCGTGCTAACTGGTCGCAACGTGTGGCGGAAAGAATCGCCAACTTCGCAGAGCCAACTGTGCTGAAACCTTTTGTCCAGACGCTGGTAGGACTGTCTGTATTGCCTGAACCATCGGCAAATTTGGAGGTTAGCTGGCCTGAACCATTCAAGATGAACCCGCTAGAACGTGCTCAGACTAGCGCACAACAGGCACGTTCTCTCACCAATGTGGCGTCTGGACTGCAGAAAGCTCAGCAGATGATGACGAAACTGGTCTCCATCGAGGAGGCTCGTCAGATCGTTGCACCTGGCTCAGAAGTACTGGTGTTGGATGACAAACTGACTGGTACCTTCCCACCAGAAATCAGCCAGCCGACTGCTGAACCTGTGGATCCCAACAAGTTGACACCTGAACAGCAAATGCAGGTTGCTTCTGAACAGGCTGATGCACTCGCACAGAGCAATGACAATGCGTCAGGTAGTAGTGGAGATACTCCGGTCGCCAACGCTACTGACAAACCCATGACAAAGAAGAAGCGCGTCAGGAAATCTCCGGCTGGAGGGTACTAGCAAGGCGCGGCACGCTACTACTACGTACTTTATTTTCCCTCCGATAAGGCTTTTCAAAGCGGATCGGCTAGAAGACCACCGAGGTCTAATGGTGCCTCTTGATGGTCGACCAAAAATAGTGTATACTGAGTGTCAACATAGAGTATAAAAGATTCTGACATGCTGGACCAAGTCTTACCGCAGGGCTCCCAGTATTTATTTTCCCAGGGTGTACTTGGTTTAGTCGTTATAGGACTGATTTGGGCATGGGTCCTACAACGGAACGAAATTAAGGAACTTAGGGAAGCTCACAAGATTGAGATTGCCGCAGAACGCAAGCTCAACGCTGATCTTCAAGAGCATCGTCTGGACGACTTTAAGATGCTCGTTGATGTATCAACCTCAATCAAGATGGGTTTAGAAGGTGTTCTCACTGCTATCCGAGCGTCGGGAAAGTAACCTTATGAAGAGCCCCTTGAACGCGTTCAAGCGTCGCCCCATTCAGCCTATAACTTTGCATGATGTAGACGCAGCTATGGTGCCTGATACAGCCAAAGAGGCCAAGATCAACCGCTGGCGCCAGCGATTAGTCGGTAACGTAGTAGCGATTGCCGAGACCGCAACCCAAATTCGTGAAGAGCTAGCTGCTGCTGCACTAACCGAACGGCGGAACAGGAAATGAAAAGGCTCGTCACGAATTATGTAGCTCTAACCTTGACGGTTTTGGCGGTCCTTGCCTACGTGGTATTATACTGGGCAATTGGGAACGTCACGGCCAAGCTTATCGTCGATGGGCTGGCGATAGGTGTCGGTTTCGTGATCATGTACACCTGGGGACCTGCTGCTATCAGCGCAATCCGCCACGGAGTTCAGAAGGATAGTAGCAAGATCGTCCTAACGGTTTGGATGATCTGGACCATCGTAGTCGTCCAAAGAGTGTTTGTCATCGTGTCAACATTTCTGGGAAATCCGCCTTGGCTGATTAATTCAGTGATTCCCGGAGTTATTGTCACACTGGCTTTTGTCGCTGGGATGTACGCCGCAGTCGCTCCTGTACAGACGGACTCGCCTATGGAGTCCAAAAAGGAGCTCATAAACCTCATCATTGCCGCTGTTTTAGGACTTGCCGTTGCGACCTGTGTCGTGATGTTCTACCTACTACAGCAGGCTATCAAATAGGAGACTAGCATGGGTACAATCCTCCTTATCATCTTGGTTCTGCTGCTTATTGGTGCATTCCCCAACTGGGGATATTCTGCTAATTGGGGGTATGGACCGTCAGGACTGCTCGGCTTTGTGCTCGTGATTGTCCTGATCTTGTTGCTGCTGGGGCGACTCTAATGCACGAACTTCAAGCGCAGCTTGATAGGATCGAGCATCACCAACGGCTGATTATTCGGCTGTTAATTGCAACCCTACGAAAGGAAAATATCATCATGGCTACCAACCAAGACGTTCTCGACAAGTCCAATGCGCTACTCGCCAAGGTTCAGGCGGAGAGCAACACAATCGATGCACTGGTTATCGGTTGGAATGAGAATCAGGCACTGCTCACGCAGTTGAAGGCTGAACTGGATGCTGCCCAGGCTGGTGGTAATCAGGCTCAGATCGATGCTGCCTCGGCTGCTCTTGATCAGGCGATTGCTGCTGTTGACGGCAATACTGCGAAGGAAGCCGCTCTTGCTGCTCCGACCGCTCCGCCGGTTACTGTCACTCCGACTCCGCCGGCTGATACTACTGGCTCTACGCCGACGGATACCACTACTCCTCCGGCTGACACCACGACCACCCCGCCGGATACTTCTTCGACTCCGACGACCTAACAACACTGTGGTGGGAGTAATCCCACCACAACCCCACACTAGAGGAGCTTTCTATGGCAGACTACACGAATACCCGTAGAAGGTTCACAGCCTTTACGGGACAAACTTCGAGCGCCAACAGTGCTGCGTTCGATTGGCCCGGAGGTGACGGTTTCTTCGTGGTTTATGGCGGTTTTGGCGGTGGTACAGCCACTCTGAAATGGTCACCCGACGGGGGTACAACCTGGGTAGTTTTGGACTCAACGCTCGCGCTTACCGCTGCTGGAGCCATTGATTTCAACCTTCCCGCCGGTAAAATCCGTGTTGAACTGACCGGTGCTACAAGTGCAACGCTGACAGCGCTCGTTAGGGCATTGACGAAATGAGGGCATTGAGTAGAACGGCCGGTAGGAGCGTAAAGCGTCCTGTTGGGCGCTCTATCAATGGCGTATTGAGTACTGTTGCAGGACTCACCTCAGGTGCTATCGCTGGGAATCGCTTCCAAGCATGTACGGCATCGAGCTCAATCGCGGCCAACTTTACGTCCAGACGTGAACATACATCACCTGCTGGCGGCGCTATCAGCAATCTGCATACTGTTGATGTCGGCTGGTTCTTCAACAGCACCTTTGGCATTACCAACGCTGCTAGTCGCACCTTTAAGCGTTATATCGAGTACCCAGCTGGTACATTCTGGCAAGTTACGTGGGCAGGAGCGACCAGTAAGACGCTTGCTGGTGGCGCTATTACCACGTCAGATAACATCGCTGGTCTCGTAATTCCGCCGAATACCAAGTACTGGGAGCGTACAGTCAATCTTGGTGGTACTGTCAATCCATTCCCGGTAATCGAGCTTCCCGCTGCATCCACTACGCTGGGTGTTGACGATGGTAACGATGTCGCCGATAAAGGCAATACTGGCACTGTTTCTGCGACTTCCACCCTCAATACGTTCGGTGCTGCTGTCATCCTGTGCGATATCGCCAAGAATAATGCCCGGAGCGTGATCCAGTTTGGTGACAGCCTTGTATTTGGTCAGGGTGACATTACGACTGTCGATTCCAAGCACGGTAGTGGCTTCTTAGGACGTATGCTGGATATCAAGGGTTATGGCTGGTTTAAGCTCTGTAAGCCTGGAATGTCAGCATCCGACTTGGCAGCAATAACCGGTACATCTCTGACTGCGCTACAAGCGCTCATGGCCAAGTTTGGTACTACTGTCAGCGAGGTTATCGATGCTTATGGCATCAATGACTTGCGACTTGGACGGACCCAAACACAGCTATTGGCCGACAAACAGACCTACTATTCCAGCCTTGCTAGTCCGCGTCCTGTGCGTTCTATGACTATCACACCGCGTTCGACGAGCACAGATAGCTGGGCAACCACCACGAATCAGACGGCTCAAACTGACGGTAATATGGCAGCCTTGAACTCCGTTAATGCTGCTATCCGCGCTGGTTTGGCGAATACTGTTGGGTACCTTGAAGCTGCAGATGCTGCCATGTCTGCTAGGGATAGTGACATCCATGCTGCTCCTCCTGCTGGTACTACTGACGGTACACACTTCACATCCGTGAATAGCGATCGTATTGCCACAGCGTTGGCTCCTGCATATCCCTAGCCGTTACAAAGACCACCAGGATTCAAAGGCATCCGGTGATTTTTTAAGGTCGACCTTCTATAATACTCGTAGGCTAAAGTTCGACATCCACCTTTAGCCACAACCGAAAGGAAATGTCAATGTCTATCCAGAATACCACCGTTTCAGCCTCTCTGACCGCCCAGAATACTGGTACTACGGGCCTCGGAGTTGGTCAGAACAAAAAGGTGAACGCCTCGATCAGCGGTACCTTCGTTGGTACTGTCCACGTTCAGCGCAAGCAGACTGGCTCTGCGGACTCCACCTACATCGATCTTTACAGCGTCACGGCGCCGTCGGAAAAGATCATCGAGAATGTGGGCAAGTGGACCTACCGCATCTTCTGCAAGACTGGTAACTTCACCTCGGGCACTATTAAAGCGCTCTTGACGTTCTGAGGAGGGCCTTATGTCAAATCCGGCCTCCCCAACCATCCGAGACGTAGTCTCCGATGTTGTGCATGGGTTCAGTGATGAGTGGGATATCGCGTCCCTCGCCATTACTCCCAATCCGATCGCCATCACTGGAACCGGTACTCAGCAGCTCACTGTTACTGCCACTCGGCAGGATGGTGCTACGAGTGTTGTCACCTCCCAGTGTACGTTCGTTTCCGCTACTCCTGCTAAGGCGACTGTTTCGGCAGCTGGCTTGGTTACTGGCGTTGCTACCGGTACTTCGGTGATCTCTGCCTCTCTGCAGGGTGTTACCGCGACCGATACCGCTACGATCTCGTAGGCGAATTGATGAGCAAGACACCTGGCTATATTGCATATCGGGCTTCAGGGGATACCACCCAGTTACGGACGGAAACGTTCGAGGGTAAGGAATTCCTTGTTGTTCCGGTAGTTGCTTTGGTGCAAGGTGTCTTGCAGTCAATGAACTCAACTGCGCCCGAATTGGCGTTGGCTGAGGAGTTCGGACGTATCCCAGCTGCTTGGAATGGTCGTCCTGTTGTGATGAACCATCCCGTTGTAGATGGTGTCCCAGTTTCGGCTTCTTCCCCTAAGGTTCTGGAATCCGTCCAGTTTGGTTGGGTGTTCAACTCAGTCCTGGATGGCGAGAAGCTGAAGGTTGAAGCCTGGCTCGACACTGCTAAGATTGCTGCTTTGGGCGGCGAAGTTGCCACGACACTAGATCGTATCCAGAGCGGTACGATTGTTGAAGTCTCAACCGGTCTCTTCACTGGTGTGGACGAGACTGAAGGCGTATATGATGGCAAGGAATACGAAGGTATCTGGCGGAACATTATCCCAGATCACTTGGCATTCCTTTCCGAAGGACTGATCGGTGCTTGTTCAGTAGACGATGGATGTGGAACGCCTCGGGTTAATGCTGCCACTCCTTGGACAGAGTACCAACTCAAGGAGGCTTCCATGCCAACAACTACCGAGACTGAAGCTCCGGGAACTCCGGCAATCCCTACCCCGACTCCGATCGTGACCACCAACGCAACTGCCGATTGTGGTTGCACGAAGATCCAGGTTAACAGCAAGGTTAAAGCGCCTGCGGATGGTCCGCGTAATGCTCAGGAACCGTTCGTCATGAACGTTCCGATGCTGTTCGCCAACCAAGAGGCCTTCAAGTTTACGGCCAACGCATACCCCAGTGGGATGACGGATAGTGATGTCCGTACTATCCTGTCTGAGGCTCTCGAAGACGTTATGGAAGAGAGCGGTTACGGTTACTGGTATATCATCGCGTTTACAAGCGACACGGTCACTTACTCCGCCTTCTCCTATGACGACTACGACTATGATACGTTCCAAAGGACGTTCACTATCTCCGCTGACAACGCCGTTACGCTTGGCAGCGAAGTAACCGAGGTGATGATTCTCACGAACATCGTCCCCGTGACTACCGCGACTATCGAAGAAACGCCTGCAGCTGAGTCAGATCCGACCCTAGCGGTCTCACAGGCCAACACAACTGGAGATAATCCAATGCCTGAAGTCAACACGCCTGCTCCGGCTGCGGCCACGACGACCGCTACCCCGGAAACCACGACCACGACGACTCCCGAAGTGACGGCGAACGCTGCCGCTACTGCGACTCCCAAGGTTCTGAGTGCTGCCGAATATATCGCGGCTGCTCCTCCGGAACTGCAGGAAGTTCTCAATTCGGGGTTGCGTCTCCATGCCAACCAGAAAGCGGCTGCTATCAAGGCGCTGAAGGATTCTGGCCGGTGCAAGTTCACCGACAACCAGCTTGGCGCGATGGACCTCACGATGCTCGAGAACCTGGTCGATCTGGCCAAGGTCCCGACGTATGAGGGTCGCCAGACTGAAGTCACCGCCAATGGTGGTGCTCTGAACGCTGACGAGAATCGCGTTCCCCAACCTCCGAAATTGCTTGACCTCCTTCGTGGTGGCAAGCAGACGCAGACCAATCCGAGCTCTGCTGCAGCGTAACCCCCAACCCAACCTCAGGTTAGAGGACGAAAGGGAATCAAATGTCCAATACCATCCTTCTTAAGGGGCGTGGTCACCGGGTCGAAAAGGTCGCTGGTGGCACCATCACTCCCGGTATGCTGGTGAATCGTACCAGCACCGATACTCTCGTGGCTCACGCCACTGCTGCTGGCGTCGCTACTAAGACGTTCGCGGTGGAGAACGACCTGATCGGTAACTCCATTACCGACAACTACGTCGTCAACGACTACGTGCAGGCTGAAACCCTTTATTCTGGGTGTGAGGTTCTTGCGTTCCTCGTTGCCGGTGGTACTGCCGTCGTCGAAGGTGACTTCCTTGAGTCCGCTGGTGATGGCTCGCTCCGCAAGTACGTTGCTGGGTATCCCATCGCTCAGGTACTCACCGCACTGGACAATTCGGGTGGAGCCTCGATGGCTCGCATCCCGGTCGTCCTCCTGTAACCAATCCAACCTAAAGGCAGAGGAAAGAAAATGCCAGAACTGATTCAGGACAGCCTCGTTGGGTTGGGGAGCAATAGCCAGCAGGCTCTTGGCTCCGTCGCTCACCGACTGCTCGCCAACAACATGAATATCGCCGCACTGCGTACCAACGCAACCCTTCGCTACCGCGAATGGATTGAGTTCGATACTGCGGTCCTCGAAGTTGCGGTCAAACAGCTCGTCGGTGTTGCCGACTTGGTGTCCCGCGGCTTGACCTTCTCACTCCCGAATGCTCTTGGGCATACTCGACTGGAGTGGGAACGTGTGTCGGATATGGATGACGCTATCGTCACCATGTCGGGTCTGTCTGAATCTCAGAACGACCGCGTGATCTATGATCTGCAGGGCATGCCGATCCCGATCATCCACAAGGACTTCAACATCAACATCCGTGCGTTGATGGCGAGCCGGAACGAAGGTATTCCGCTGGATACTACGCAGGCCAAGTTTGCTTCGCGTAAGGTCTCGCAGGGTATCGAAACCGTCCTCTTCAAGGGTGCGACGGTTCTTGGTTCTAACAACCCGATCTACGGGTATACCACTGCCCCGTACCGCAATACCGGTTCGCTCACTGGTGACTGGATGACTGCGGATCCGCAGGATATCGTCTCTGACACTCTGGCGATGATCCAGGCGCTGGTCAATGACAACATGTATGGGCCGTACGTCATGTACATCCCGACCGCTGTTGCCGTTCGATTCGGTGAAGACTATAAGTCCTTCGGTGATGCGACCATCTTGGCCCGTCTGAAGGAAATCCCGCAGATCGAGGACATCAAGTGGTCCAAGGATCTGGCGTCGAACGAGGTGCTCCTCGTGATGATGGCTCCGGAAGTGGTCGATATGATCGACGGCATGCAGCCGACGACCATCGAATGGGAAACTCATGGCGGTATGATCGTGAACTTCAAGGTCATGGCCATCATGATTCCGCGCATCAGGAACGACATCATCAACCAGTCGGGTATCGCTCACTTTACCAGTTAGCGCCCCTGTACTGAATGACGTCGATGTTTAGTGGGTGGTATAGAGGCGACTATACCACCCGAAACCTTAGGAGAACAAAATGGCCGACTCTTCAACCAAAGATACCGCTCCCGTAGTGAATCCCGCACCCAAGGATCCGCCCGCGGCTACACCTTCAACCACGACTACGCCCACCGATGAAGCCAAGGCGAAGGCAGATCTGATTGCCAAGCAGCTATCTGAAGCCGCTGCTGAGCAGGAACTGGAAGCTCAGGCTGAGGCTGTTATTGCCACTGAAGCTCCGGCTCGTGAGCCCAAAGAGGGCAAACAGGCTGGTACCAAGTTCGACTACTACAAGCTGCGCATTGGTAAGCATCGGTATATCGACACCAATGGCGACTGGGTTGTGGTAGCCAGTGGGACGCCTGCTGCCGAAGAAGTTCCGCTCACTGCTCAGGAATTTGATCGTCTGCGGGATCGCTTCACGTTCGTCCGCAAGGGTGAATAATAGATGACCACGATTGCAGCCACTGTTACTGACCTTCGGGCTATTTACACCTCGTCCAAGACTGACGGAGAACTCGGTATCTTCGTCACAATGGGCAATCTGGTTGTGAATGAGCAGCTCGTTGGTCAGAAGTGCACGCAATCAGACGCACGACTCACCATCATCTCTTCATGGTTGGCGGCTCATTTTGCCGAGATTGCTGCCAACTCCGATGCTGGACAAGCTGGTCCGCTAAAGTCACAGAAGATGGGCGATGCTGCTGAATCCTACTCTGCACCGACTGATG